ATGCTGAGACCGCACCGCACAACATCCTCCCAAGTTTTCCGGAAACGCCCTACGGCCTGGAAGAAGTTGGGAGCCGTTTCCAGCCTCCCAACTTCTTCCGTAGGAGGGCGCCAAAAGTTGTCAGGAGCCTCCCAACTTTCTCCCAACTTCGCTCCCAACTTTCCAGAAACCCTCCCAAGTTTCAGAACCGTGACCGGCAACCACCGGATGCAAGGCCACCACCATGACCACGGACCCCGACCGCATCGCCGACATGGCCCAGCGGATCGCCCGGACCCTCGTCACCGCCCACGCCACCAACCTCGAAGCCATGGCCGCCATGGCCACCGTCCTCTCCGTCCGCCTCGACGGCGCCTCCCCCGAGCACCGCGCCGAGGCATGCCGGATGTTTACCGGGGCAGTCATGTGCGCCGGACAACTCGCACCACAGGACGCCGACGCATGAGTGACCTCCTCTCAGCTCGGTGCTCGGCCTGCGGCTTCTACGCCAGCAGCCGTTGCCGCCATCCGTTCGGTCCCAGCTACTGCCCCTATCGCCGATCGTCCCAGCCCGACTACGACGCCGCCATGGCCGACATCGAGGCCGCCTACCCCGGCATCAACGACGACGGCACCTGCCGCCATGGGGCGCGGTACGACCAGTGTCCCATCTGCGCACCGACAGACCCGGAGGATGCCGCCCCATGCAGCCGGTAGACACAGCTCCTCGCGACGGCTCCGAGTTCCTCGCCCGCGTCATGGATCGCGGCCCATGGTCGCCCGCGCCAGAATACCGCTGGGACATCGCCCGTTGGTCCGGCCGAACACCCGACAGCATCACCGGACACTTCGCCTCACGCTCCGGCTCCATCGTCACGCACTGGGCCCCGTTGCCTCCGCCGCCAGAGGACGCCGCGCTATGACCCCGTTCACATGCGCCACCGTTGGAGCCGGCATCGCACTGGCCCTCGGTGTGTTCTGCGCGATCCATACCATCCCAGGCGGCGCACTGTTCTTCGGCTTCTACGCCGGAGCCAGCGCCATGGCCGCTCTGGTCATCGGCACCAGGGACACCGCCCCGTGACCGGCCCCACGCCCGCCACAGCAGCCGCCACAGGCCGCCATCCCATAGGAGACCGCCCGTGATCGCTATGACCCTCATTCCCGGCTCACTCACCCGGAGCCAAGCCGTTTCAGGCGCCTCGCCGCAGGACGAGGCCACCGCAACGTGGCAAGGGGCTACATTCAGAACCGTATCGCGGAATTCCGCATGCTGCGCCCTCGCTCGCGATCTCGTCGCCGCAGGCTGTCCGGAGCAGCCCTGGGAGGCGCGCAACAAAACCGGCCAGCGAACCGTCTACGGCGACAGCCTCCACGCGCTCGCCCGAACCACCATCAACGCCGATGGCCGCTTTATCCGATGGCACCCACGACCGGATGACGCCTTCAAGGCGCCGCCTTTGGATCAGAACTAGTGGCCGCCACAGGCCGCCACGGCGCGGTCAGACCACAGGCGCCGTCAGCGACGTTCCTGCGCCCCGCACGGGCATATTCACCAACTTGCGGTTTAAGCCATTGACAGATCACACATCACGCGCGCAATGCTCCACCCAGCACGAGCCTGCGCCCAGTCTCGATCGGCGCGCAGTCCCGTGCGGTAGCCGTTCCGGCCCGCGCTGGCACTGCGCCTGGACCAAGCAAGGCGGCGAGGACACGGCGCTTAGAAACCTCGTTGCCCAGGATTTCGAGGCATATCTGCCGCTCCTCCTGGTGCGCCTCGCCTGGCGCGAGGCCATAGTCCCGTGCTTCCCGCGTTATTGCTTCGTACGTTTCGACCCGGACCACGACGCTTGGGGAGCCATTGCATCAACCCGAGGCGTCTGCGGCCTGATCCAACACGGACTCGGTCAGCCCACACCGCTCCCTGACCATGCCATCGCCGCACTGCTTGCACGCACCTCCGCACGTGGCCTCGTCGATGACCCAGCAGACGCGGCCCAGGATGCGCCACGGGCAGGGCAGCGCCCCGTCTGGCAGGACATGACCGGGATGGACGCCGGAGCCCGTGTGCGCCTTCTGGTGCGCCTGTTTGGGGCGTCCGCCACACGACGCGCCCTGGAGAACATCGCATGAGCGACGATCGCAGAGTGCCGGTGCCCGTGCCGAGTGAGCCGATGGTGCATTGGCCAGAAGGATGGTTGCCGCCGTTGTTTGAGCAAGATGCGGACGGAAAGTCGACGAGGTACGTCGGGCCGCATTGTCCTGGCGCGTTGGGGTTGCCACAGCCCGTCGTGTCCACGTTCGACGCCGGCATGATCGCCACGCAGCGCGCACTGATCGAGGAACTGACGGCGGAACGAGATGGCCAGCGGCGCCACTTGGACCATCGCAATGGTCTTATTCGGTCGTTGACTGATAAGGAGCAATTCGACTTTGACGTTGCGACCGCATTGATGAACGCGCAACAGCAGATCATCGAACTGACGGCGGAGCGGGACAGCCTTCGGGTCGAGAACCAACGCGCGGCTGATGCGCTGCACAAGTTGGATATGCAGGTGATCGGCGATCCGCACGCATCGGCCTGCGTGCACCATGCGGAGTGGCCCGCGTTCCCTGCATCCGCGCTCCGCAACACGCCGTGGAAGCCGGTTATCTAACGCCGACCTAATTCTTTCAGGTCGCGCGACCCATACAGAATTCGGAGAAATCTAATGGCAAGAGCGCCAATTCCTGCGCCTCCAGCATCAATGCCTGATCCGAACGCTAGCGCAATGGCTGGCGGCGATGCGGACAGCGACGCCGATGACAATGTGGTCTGTACCATCACCAAGAACGGCGACGGCTCCTACACGGTATTCGCGGGTGACGAGCCCGAGAGCGGTGGTGCTGGTGATACCGACGACGGCTCCGAGGACGACGCGGATGCGCTGGGGCCGGCTGGCGCCGCTCCTGCGCCGGGCGGTGCGGCCGCTGGCGGAATGGGCGCCGGAGGAGGAGGCGGCAACGGCGCCACGCCGCAGGGTATCCCGGCTGACAGCGTGGGGGCTGCCCTAAAGGCCGCGCTCGACATTCTGAACGCGGACAAGTCGAGCGAAGGCGCTCCAGGTAATGCCGATGATCAGTTCGCCGGTGGCTTCAACTCGCCGAAGTCGCCAACACCTATCGGCCTGGGCGCCGGACCCTGATCGTGGCCATCGTCACTCCCGCGCCGCGCATTGGTCGCTACGCCGCCAGCACGAAGAACCCGCGGCCGAAGAACTCCGAACGCCAGCCACGCAACGCCAACTTCGTCGTGGCGTCGGCCAAGCCAAGCCGTAAGCCGAGCAAGCTGCCGCTCGGATTGATCAACCGATGACGCAGCCTGCCGCCAAGGTCGTGAAGCGTGGCCGCGGTCATCCGCCGCATGAACCGACACAGCAGAGCCGGATGACGGTCGAGATCATGGTGGCCGGCGGCATTATCTACGACGATATCGCGGCGTACATCGGTATCTCGCTACCGACGCTGCGCAAGCACTACGCGCACGAGTTGGCGGTCGGAAAGACCAAGATTGACACGATTGTCGTCGGCGAGCACCTGAAGCGCATCAAGGCTGGGGACTTCCCGGCGATCAAATGGTGGGAACAATCGAGAATGAACTGGCGCGGGGATGTGGATGATCCGGGTCGCGCGGCCGAGGCCAACATGCGCGTGTCGATCGAACTGGTCGGCGAGCCTGCGCCTCCGACGATCGAGCACGAGCCGCAGCGGTCAGACGATCGCGGACGGGACGACAATCCCATCCGCAAGCATGTCCAGCTGATCGGGTAGCTCAGTAGCCCTGCAACATGCCACTGGCGCCGGACCACATTGTCACATGGGCCCCGTAGTTCACCATCGGCAGCGGTGCGTCGCGCCCGGCATTGTAGCCGTTCACGAACGCCGTGCCGCCCATTAGCAGGATCGCAGCGTTGTCCTCGTCGGCCTGCTGTTGCGCTTGCAGGTGGGCCAGCTGGGCGTTGTAGCACTGCGTGGAAATGCGGCCTGGGCTGATGCGGGGGCAGGCGTCACGTGCCTGCTGATCGATGGATGCGCAGCCGGTAAAGCTGATGATCGCAAGCGCGAGCGCGATGCGTTTCATGACTTGGTTTCTTTCTGTCGATGTTGGTCGATGATCCGCCGCACGAGGTCGGCGAACGTAATTCCCAGCTTTTCAGCCTCGCGCCGGAGATACTCGGCCTGGGGTTCGGTGAAGCTGATCGTCTGTCTATACGATGTCATGCGTGATAATTAGCATCACATCGTCATCAAGTCAAGTCTTTCCGTGAAAGGAACGTAGGCATGCCAACCGCACCAACCAACCTGGAAGCCACCGTCGCCGTGCTCGCCGCCCATCGTGAGGCCCGTCAGTGGTCGGACGAAGCCGTAGCCGCCGATCTCGTGGCGCAGCTCGGCCTCGACCCCGCCGGCGCGGCGAAGAACGCCAAGCCGGTCGTGCCGCCGGGCATCACCGAGGATGAGGTGGTTGCGCACGAGACCGCGGCGAAGGAGGCCGTCGCCAAGGCCAAGGCAGCGCGCGAGGCGCTCGATGCGCAGACGGCCGAGGCCAAGAAGGTGGCGGCGCCAGCGGCGACCGACAAGGCCACTGCGGACAAGGCGACGGCCGATCAGGCGGCGCAGCGTCAGGCTGCCTATGCGCGCGAGCGGCAGGCGCAGGCCGCACAAGCCGCGCAGAACCCGCCGCCGATGCAGGCCGAACCGATCTCGCAGCACCCGTGAACGCGCTGGAGCGCGTCGCTGCCGTGCTGGAGGAGGCGCGCATTGCCGGCGGCTGGCTTGACGAAGCGGTCGCTGCGGACGTGCTGAAGGTGCTCGGGCTCGATAACGACGGCTATCCGGTGCAGCCGCCGGCCGAGCGACCGTGGGTCGAGCCGGATACGGCCTAACCACGCCCCGTTAGTCCATACAGTTCCGAATGTGTGTTGAAACGGACGTTTGCACGAGTGGCCGATGCCTCAAGTCGGAAGAACTCGGTATCCCACGGCGTTCTTAGCTCGGTAGATTGCCGGCATTGGATCATGCGGCTCCTGTGTCATTGCCGCTTGGAGTTCGGCAATCCCCAGAAGCCCAGCGTGAGCCATCGCGTGATGGTTTGGGCATAGGGTGATGATGTTCTCTAGCAGGTTCGACCCGCCTACTCGTCGTGGCACGATGTGGTGGCCATGAACAACGACATCGTAGCCGCAAATCCGGCAAGCGAATTTATCCCGTTTTTTTGCTGCAAGCTTACCTGACTGAGGACACTTCCGGCGGCGTTGGACGCCGGCAATTTTTCGCATTCGACCGAGACGGCCACATGCCATTGAACAATACACATCGCGGCGCCTGTTGAGCCTCCGCGCTGGAGCCTCAAATCCTTTGCCACAGTTCGGACAGATAGCCGCAACGCGCGGTAGCCATTGCGGGTGTAGGGGGCCGGTTTGAGACCGTCTGTAGTTATCCCGGCAGACGTTTCCGCAGAACTTACTTCTGCTTTTGAGGTAGGCCGCGGTCTGGCGGACTTCTTTGCCACAATGCTTGCAGGCGAACGTCACACGCGGCTTACGCTCGCCACGTCCGTTGTGACCGGAGATAAACCGATTCACTCGGTATCTGCCGGGGCGCACTCGCTGGCCGCAGCCACATGCGCATAAGTTTGTGCTACCTGTATCGTCAGCCATGTTGAGGTCCGATCTCGACTGGTTAGGGGTTGGTGGGGTGTTACAAGCACCTTCACCGCCCCGCATTATATCAATAACGCTCTGAACCAGCAACGTAGGCGATTGATGGCGTCTGAACAAAAGCGCGAGGAATTCCCAACGCACCGGATTGTGCGTGTTGATAGTTTGGTAAAGTACGAAAATAATCCTAGGACTCATTCCCCGGCTCAGATCGACAAGCTCGTCGCCTCAATCCGCGAATTTGGCTTCACCAACGCCATCCTGACCGACGGGAAGAACGGTGTTGTGGCGGGGCATGGGAGGCTGCTGGCGGCACAGAAGCTAGGCATGGCTACGGTGCCCACGCTGGAGTTGTCGCACCTCTCCGCGGCGCAGCGGCGAGCCTACATCCTGGCAGACAACCGCTTGGCGTTGGATGCGGGGTGGGATGACGATCTGCTGCGGCTGGAGTTGGGCGCGTTGCAGGACGACGGCTTCGACCTGTCTCTGACCGGATTCAATGATCTGGAATTGGCCGATCTGTTCGCCGATCGTAACGCCGGCCTCACCGATCCCGACGATGTGCCGGAGACGCCGGCCGAGCCGGTCACGCGCACCGGCGATGTGTGGCTCATGGGCGGGCATCGCGTCATGGCAGGAGACAGCACCAACGCGCAGCATGTCGAGACGCTGACAGAGGGCAAGTTGGCCGATCTGTGTTTCACATCGCCGCCCTACCTGAACCAGCGCGACTACAAGACGATGACCGAAGGGTGGGATGCGCTGATGCAAGGCGTGTTCGGTATCTTGCCCGTGAAGGACGACGCGCAGGTGCTCGTCAATCTCGGGATGGTGCATCGTAACGGCGAGTGGCTGCCGTACTGGGACGGCTGGATTGCGTGGATGCGCGAGCAAGGCTGGCGGCGGTTCGGCTGGTACGTGTGGGACCAGGGCCCCGGACTGCCAGGGGACTGGAATGGGCGCTTAGCACCATCGCACGAGTGGCTTTTCCACTTTAACCGGCAATCGGAACGGGCGCGCAAGACAAAGGCGAAGATGGCTGAGAATATCGAGGTCATGCGAGGTAATCGCGGCGGTATGCGTAGGCAAGATGGATCGATCTCCGGTCGCTCAAACCCAGCCGCTTCGTTACAAACCCACAAAATACCCGATAGCGTGGTCCGAGTGATGCGGCACAAGGCCCGTGGCATTGAGGTTGCACACGCTGCTGTCTTCCCCGTCGATCTGGTATCCGAGATGCTGACCGCGTTCAGCGATCCAGACGATACCGTGTTCGAGCCGTTCTGTGGCAGCGGTACGCAACTCATCAGCGCGCAAAAGAACGGCCGGACGTGTCTCGCGATGGAGATCGCTCCGGTCTACGTCGATATTGCAGTGATGCGTTGGCAGAACTTCACCGGCCAGTCCGCCACGCTCGCCAACGACGGGCGCACGTTCGCCGAGGTGGCAGCGGCGCGCGTGCCGCAGCCGGCAGAAGCCGCTGCATGAGCGCCACGCTTCGCCGACCGCCGGCCGAGTCAGAGCAACAGTCCATGCAACTGTGCGAAGTCGATGGGGTCTCGGCTATGCTTCTTCAGGTTGCACTTCTTGCACGTCAATTGGATGTTGGAAATCCAATTGGTACCGCCCTTCGATAGCGGAACTATGTGGTCGGTATGATATCCACCTTTGAGCGAGACGCGGCAGTACGGACACCTTCCCTTCTGTTTCTTGTAAAGTGCTCGGATGTCCGCGATCTTGTATTTACCGCCAGCTTTTCGCTTCCTCGCTCGGCGATTATGTTGGTTCGCTCGGTTTGCTTCAGGATTTGCGGTCTGCCACGCTTTCATGGCCCGCTTGAGGCGATCGGGATAGGCTGTCTGCCACGCTATCATCGAAGTGTGGGCTTTCTCCGGGTTGGCGGCTCGATAGTTGACCGTTGCCGCCCGGCATTTCTCTGGATTGGCGGCGTAGTAGGTCGCAGCTTCGGCTTTCTTGCAGGCTATACAGCGCGCCTGAATGCCATCGGCAGATGCTCGTTGGCGGTAGAATTCGCTTCCCGGCTTTTCCTCATTGCACACCAAACATCGCTTCGACGTGGGACGTGGTGGCCATGGTTTACTGCGACTGCGAGCCGCAGCGGCTTTCTTTCTGCTACTCGCACAGGCTATACAGCGCCCTTTGCCTATGACCCACCGCTCGGAGAAATGACCCTTGCGGCAGGGTCGGCCTGTAAAGAAACGCGACAGACCGGCGGCCTTCGCCTCGGCGCGCGTGACAATAGGGCGTGGTTGTGGATTGGTATCGTGAGCCATTTCGGGTGCCTCATACACTCGTGGTGGTCAGGGAACCGTCGGTGTTTCAGCACTGACGGTCTCCCGCTTTATACGTTGGCGTGGTGCTGATGCCAAGCAACTCCGCCATCCCGGAGAAGCATGTTAAGCTACAACTGCCCAGGAAAATGGCGTTCCTTCTGGAACCCCACGCATACAAGGTCGCATACGGCGGGAGGGGTTCGCTCAAATCGTGGTCGTTTGCCCGCGCCCTTTTGACGATCGGCGTGCATTCTGAGCTTCGCATCCTATGCGCTCGTGAGACACAGAAGTCGCTTGCCCAGTCAGTACATCAGCTTTTGACGGACCAGATAAAGGCGATGGAACTGGAAGACTACTACGACATTACCGAGAACGCGGTGCGCGGAACGCGCAATGACACTCTGTTTAGGTTTACTGGCTTGTCAGACCAAACCGCTGATACCCTGAAATCATATGAGGGCTTCGATGTGCTCTGGCTGGAGGAAGCACAGGCAATCAGCCGCCGCAGTTTCCAAATCGCGCTTCCGACTATCTTCAGAAATAAGGGAGCTGAAGTATGGGTATCGTTCAACCCGGATTTAACGACTGATGAATGCTGGCAACGCTTCATAGAGAACCCGCCACCGGGCGCCAAGGTTGTGGAGATGAATTGGCGAGATGCCGTTGCTTGTGGTTGGTGGACTCCAGAGATGGAGCGCCTGAAGAATTACGACGAAATATACAGTAAGACGGAATTTGAAAACATATGGAATGGCCGACCCCGCACCGTCGTTGCCGGCGCCATCTACGCCACCGAGGTGGTCGAGATGATCACCGAGAATCGCTTCCGGCCTATCCCGTATGACCCGCGTTTGCCTGTCCATCGCGTGTGGGACTTGGGTTGGAATGATCTGATGGTCTGCATCATGGTGCAGAAGCCTCATCCAAGCGCGCTGAACGTCATCAACTACCTAGAGGAAGCGCGTATCACGTATGCGAACATGATCGGCGCGATGGACCGGCTGAATTATAAATGGGGCCTGGATTGGTTGCCGCACGACGCCGGACAGCATCACCCAACCAGCGGCACGAACGCGTTTACGCAGTTGCAGAGCCTCGGTTGCAAGTTGGGACGTGGCGCGGATGGAAAGGTTGGCATTCCCAAGTCCGATCCCGAGGCGCGAATTCGGGCGGCTCGCATGATGTGGCCGCGCGTCTACATGGACAACTCCAAGTTCGACACGCCGCCGGAGCGCCCCGATCGGCTGCTTGGTGCGGCGCATCTGCTTGATCGGCTGAAACGGTACAAGCGCACGGTGCCGACCACCACGCAGGAACCAACGGGGCCGATGCACGACATTGCGTCACACGGGGCTGATGCCTATGGCGCCCTCGCCGAGATCGTCGAACGCATCCGCAACGAGGGCGATACGCCGCGGCCAAGCGTGCCGGCATTCCAGACGTTCGATGCAGGGACTGGAGTCTTGGGCTGATGCCCCCATACCCCGATTACCCTGCCTGGCAGGGCATCCCCGGCGCAGGCCAGGGCATCCAGTGCTTCCCGTTCGCCGCCGGCTGGCTCGTCCGCAGCGGCAACAGCGGCGGCGTGATCTACGTTCCCGACCCTGACCAAATCGGCGGCGTTGGCGCAGGCACCACGGCTATTCTCGCCGCAATCGCGAATCTTTCCGAAAAGGTAGATATCATGTCCGGCACCCTACAGACCTCGATCGACGCGATGACGGCTGAAGTCGCGCGGCAGACTACCGTCAATGCAAGCGCGCTCGCGCTCATCAATGGCTTCTCGGCACGACTCCAGGCGGCAATCGACGCCGCTACGGCAGCGGGTGCCACGCCAACACAGACCGCCGCGCTGTCCGCGCTGCAAAGCACCCTGACAACCAATGACGATGCACTGGCGGCAGCAGTCGCTGCGAATACTCCAGCGGCCGGTCCGTAGCCGCTCCGCGCGCATCGTGCCGACCGTCATCCTCTCGCTTGACGACGAGATCGAGCTATCCGACGTGGCAGCAATGCTGCGTCGGTACGCCGACAAGCGCGAGGCGGAACTGAACGCGACGTGGGAGGGGATGGAGGAGCCGCGCGGAGCCATCAACGAAGGGCGGCAGTATGTCGCCAACCTGCGCGATGCGGCGGATTACCATGAGCGCCAGGCGCAGCGGCGAAGGCATCTGAACGGGCACGCATGAGCGACACCCTCTCCGATCTCCCTGACGATCTGCCGCAGGACGTGCGCGATATTATTGCTCCGCACATGGAAGCGGATGCGACCGTGCTGGCCGCGATCGGGACGGAGATCGCCAGCAAGCGCGAGGAGGCCAAGGGCGCGCGGGCCTCGTCGGGCATAGAGTCCACATGGCGCGAGTGCGAGGAGGCTTATCTCGGCATTGACGACGCCAACCGGCACGAGTTCACCGACGCGCGGTGGATGAAGCCGATGAGCATGGACGGCCCGGTCACCACGGGCCGGCGCAACAAGGGCATCGACCACCGCTCGACCGTCTTTCTCCGCCTCACCTCGCGGTACGTGGACGCCGGTGTTGCGAAGCTGGGGGAGATACTGCTTCCGGCCGACGACAAGGCGTTCTCGTTCGACGCCATGCCGGTTCCCGAACTGCTCAAGGCCAAGGAGGACGACAGCCCGGTTGTGCATTCCGCGATGGGCGTGACGCTCACACGGCCGGCGGACCCGGACGAGACGCCGCCGGCAGGCGCCGCGGCTCCAGCGGCTCCAGCGCCGGCCATGCCACCCGCGCCTGCTCCACCGACGCCAGCCGCTGCGCCCGCAATAGCACCCCCGCCCGCGTCAGGCGCTGCGCCAGCGCCTCCCGGCCCTGCCCCTGCTATGCCAGCCGCGCCCGGTGCCGCACCGCCGCCAGCAGCCGCCCCAGGCGCCCCAGCGGCTCCGCCCGCTCCGCCTCGCGTGCCGCTCACCGTCAAGGACTTCGCCATCGAGGCAATCGAGATGGCGCGGGACAAGGCCAAAGCCGCCGAAACCCGCATCTACGACTGGATGCTGGAGACCGGGTATCGGGCGGAAATACGCAAGGTTATCGCCGACGCGGCCAGGATCGGCGTCGGTGTCCTCAAGGCTCCCACGCCACGCAGCAAACGGGTGATGGCCGTCACCGAGGCCAAGGACGGTGGCTCGCCCAAGCTTCAGATCAAGGAGAAGATCGTTCCGGCCGTCGAGTGGAAGGACCCGTGGAACATCTTCCCGGATGCCGCCTGTGGCGAGAACATCCACGACGGGGATTACATATTCGAGCGCGACCATATGTCCGCGCGACAGGTCCGCGGGCTCAAGAAGCTGCCCGGCTACATCGCTGACCAGATCGACAAGGTGCTGGAGGAAGGGCCTAACAAGGTCAACACCGAGGGTGATGGACGCGGATCGTCCTCACGCTTGCAAAAGGGTCGGTTCGAGGTCTGGTATTTCTTCGGCCAGCTCACCAAAGACGAGATGCGGGCGATCGACCAGGCGGCAGGCAATACGCCGCAGGGCTCCGATGATGATGACGGCGCGACAGATGCTCATGTGATCGTAACGCTGATCAATGACAGCGTGGTGCGTGCCGCGATCAACCCGCTGGACTCAGGCTCATTCCCATACCATTCGATGCCGTGGCAGCGCCGGGCGAACCACTGGGCAGGCGTTGGCGTCGCCGAGCAGATGCGGACGCCGCAACGGGTGACGAACGCGGCGTTGCGCGCGTTGCTCAACAACGCGGGTAAGTCGGCCGGAAGCCAGTTCGTCATCAACATGGCGGCGATCCGGCCAGCGGACGGCAACTGGACGATCACGCCCGACAAGATTTGGGAGGCGACCAACGACGGCCCGGCGGACGTACGCCAGTCGTTTATGGCGATCCAGATCCCGAACGTGACGAAGCAACTGACGGAGATAATTACTCTCGGCGAGCGGTTTGCCGAGGAGACGACGAGCATTCCGTTGATCACGCAGGGGCAGAGCGGTGCCACGACGCCGGACACCTTCGGCGCCGCACAGTTACAGAACAACAACGCCAACCAACTGCTGCGCTCGATCGGCTACGGCTTTGACGACTATATCACCGAGCCGGTCGTTCGGATGTATTACGAGTGGCTTCTGCTTGATCCCGACGTGCCGGACGAGGAAAAGGGCGAGTTCCAGATAGACGCGCACGGCTCCGCCGCTCTGGTCGAGCGCGCAATACAGGATCAGTCAATCGCCCAAATGGGCAACATGGCGGCTAATCCTCTGTACGGCATTGATCCGAAGAAGTGGGCGAAGCTGTTCCTCAAGTCGAAGAAGCTGTCACCGGATACGGTGATGTATTCCGAGGAGGAGCAGGCGAAGCTCGACGCCAATCCGCCGCCCGAGGCGCCAGCGGTCACGGTCGCGAAAATCGCCGCTGACACTGCTATGAAGCAACTCGCGGCGACGCAGACGGCGGACCAGCGCACCGAGCAGAACGAGGCGCAGATCGCTGCCGCCGCGCACGCGCTGGAGGTTGGCAAGGCCCAGGTTGACCAGACGCAGGTGCATGGTGAGTTGACGATCAGGGCGCACCAGATCGACATGGAGCACCAGCGGGCGTTGCTCGATTTCGCAACAAAAAAAGGCATCAGTCTCGACCAGGCGAAGGCACAACTCGCTAAGGTGGCAATGCAGTTGTCCACAGAACGTGATCTCAACGCTGCTAACAACCAACACGAGATGCGCAAGCACGTCACGCCGCGGCCACAGTCACCCAGGCCGGCGGTGCAAGTGCCGGGCCGTGCGGCTAACGGGCGGGCGGCATCGCAGGCAGGGCCGGTGCAGTAGCCAATGGCGTCCGACTTCGCTCTCACCGCCCACGACAAGGCGCAGGGCCTCTGGCTGCGGTTCAAGGATCACCTGATGGCGCGGCTTGACGACGCCCGCAAGCGCAATGACCTGTTCATGTCGGAATACGAGACAGCCTCGATCCGAGGCGAGATCAAATGCCTCAAGCGCATCATCGCACTTGGGGATGACCGGCCGGTGATATCGACCGGAGAGGAGGACTCACCGTGAGGCGCGCGGCTCGTTTGGCATCTTCTCGGCGTCTGGCAGCTGCGCTCATTTTCTCACGATGCTCTGGGTCGGCCCAAAGGCGCAAGCTCGCCGCAGTCATCTTCGCTCGCGCTTCTTGTGTACGTCTCGTTCCGGTGCGACCAGCAGCCGCATTGGCGATGTGTTCTAGAGTTTGCTTCCTGCCTCGTTGTGTTGCCGATATTTGCGCGCGGTGTTCCGCAGACAACTTTTTCCCGAGACGGAGTTGTGCCGCCGACATGTTCGCCCGCGTTTCCAGCGACCGCTTACTGCCGCGCAATATCGCGGAACGGTGTGCTATGCGTTCTGGCGTCAGCTTCCCACGGGGCTTGCCGCGTTGGGCGGCTGCTATCTTCTCGCGCACATCGTCTGGTACGGTCCGGCCGCGCATTGCCGCTGAACGCTTGGCAACGCTTTCAGGTTTCAGCTTCCTACCGCGCTTCGCTATCGACATCTTCTCTCGTGCTTCCGGCGATGCTACCCATCCGCTCGGACCCTCGCCACCATCTGTGAGATTCGCCAAAGGTCCGTTGGGGTGCCGACCAATCGCCGCGATCAACGCGATCTCGTGCGCATGCGCGATTGCCTCGGTAAGCCCCTCGTGCAGCTTGACTCGGATGACCTCAACGCCGCGCGACTGCATGCTGCGAATGATGTTACATTTGTGCCCTTTCATGCCTCTGATGGCGTCCCACTCGTGATGCTGCCACCTAATGCCATTTCCCTTTCCGATGTAGAACGGCAAGCCGTTCTCACGGAACAGGGCATAGACATAGAAATCGCTGCGTGTGCTAGAAGATGGGGAAGCCATCTCATGCCTCTCATCCAGGCTGGTTGGTCAGAGCTACGGAAGGTGTTTGCGCGCCTTCCTAGCTCGCTCATTCTAGCACATCGTCGCGGTTATGCAACCGAACAACGACCAATGCCGCGCGCTCGCACGGCTTGGCCTTTGATCGCCGCCTCGTGACGGCGATGTTTGGAGCGACTGATGGCTGAAAACGACACTACCGATACCGCTGCGGTTGGCGACGCAGAATCCGAGGCTTTCAGCGAGGGTTTCGCGGGCGTCGAAGGCAAGACAGAGACCAAGCCTCCGGCGAACGGTAAGGCCATTCCCGCACGGGACGCTGTACGGGCAGAAGCCGAACCGCCGCCGGAGACTATCCAGATAACCGCAAAAGAGTGGGCCGAGGTTCGTGCAGCAGCGGCCAAGACGGCATCCTACGACCATCAGCTCAGTAAGGCGTGGGGGACCATCGGTAAGCTCCAGGAACGGGTCAACGGCTTCCAGACGCAACAAGTTCAGGACAAGCCACCGGCCGCGCGCAAGGTCGAGCTATCACCCGCAGCCTTTGCGGAGATGCAGAAGGACTTCCCGGAACTCGCGCAGCAAGTGCGCGCCGCGATGGAGGCGGCTCTTTCAGGCCATGTCGGGAACGGCGCCAATGATGCCGATACGGCCAAGCTCGAAAGCATGCTGGCGACATACACCGCGCGGCGTGAGATCGAAGCGCTCGAGGACGCATACCCCGAATGGCGCAAGATCGTTGGCGCGGTCGATGTGACGCGCGAGCAGCCGGACCCGGAGAATGCCTTCCGTAAATGGCTTGCTGGCAAAGACCTCGCGTATCAGAACCGCATCAACGGCAGCGAGTCTGCCGCGGTGATCGGTCGCGCCATCCGCCTGTTTCAACGTGAGACCGCGACCACGGCGACACCAGCCAAGACGAACGGAGCTAATGGGACGGCACAGAGCAACGCGCGTGCTGACCGCATCCGTGCGGCCGTGCAACCTCGCGGCGACAATGCCGGTGCGGCATCGGGTCGCAGCGAGGACGACGAATTCACGGCGGGTTTTCAGAACGCCCGCAACTGACTACGCATAGACTACGACTGCGCGCGCTTCCATGCCGCGTGGCCTATGACCGCCGCCCTGTGACGGCGAGAACCTCCGCCCAGACATCCCAACATCACAGGACACCCACGCCATGCCTATGCAAAACTTCTCGCTCACTCCGGGCAGAATAAATCGGTATAAAGGAGAAATCCTCGCGCATGCCGTGCCGCTGGAGGTGCTCGGCAAAACAGGCCGCCAGATTCCTATGCCGCGGAACTCCTCCGATACGTATGTCGCCCGTCGCTGGTTGCCCTATGGCGCCACCGCTACGTCGGCATCCACGCAGAACACGTTCTTTCAGAACGCGACCGGCGACCGCGGCAATATCATCACTCAGGCGCATCAGATTCAGGAAGGCGTCACACCGCCGCCGGACAGCATCGTGCCGCTCGATATCGTGGTGGTGGTGCAGCAGTTCGGCTGCCTCTACGGCTTCACCGACAAGACCTATGACCTGTACGAAGACGACATTCCCAAGGCGATGATCGAGCAGATCGGCGAGCGGGTGACGTTCGTCAACGAGATGATCATTTGGGGCGCGCTCCGTGGCTGTACGAACGCTTACTACGGCGGCGCGGGAACAAGCATCGCGACCGTCAACGGCGGCCTCACGCTCGGCATGGTCCGCAAGATCGCGAAAAACTTGCAAGCCAACCACGGCAAGCCGGTGAACAAGGTCTTGAAGGCTGGTCCGAACTTCGCCACCGATCCCGTGGCCGAGGGTTACACGGTCTATTGCCACACGGACCTGGAGCCGGACATCCGCGATCTTCCGAACTTTGTCCCGGCCGAGGGCTACGCCTCCGGCACCCCGCAGGCGAACGAAATCGGCAAGTGCGAGCGGTTTCGGTTCATCACCAGTCCCGACCTACCGTCAATCCAGGACGGCGGTGCGGCCATCGGTGCAACCGGGCTCTATAGCACGACTGGCGTCTCGCTCGACGTGTATCCGTTTATCGTCACCGCGCAGGATGCCTGGGGACAGATCGCGCTGCGTGGCAAGGACTCGCTGTCGCCGACGTTCCTGCCGCCGGGCGATAAGTCCAAGAGCGATCCTCTGGGGCAAAGGGGATATGCAGGAACGGCGTGGTGGAAGGCGGTGATGATCGAGAATCAGGGCTGGATGGCGGTCGGCTACGTCGGCAGCAAGGTCCTGGTGTGATCGGTATCAGGTGAAGGAGGACTCCAATGCTTGATACAATGACGCGCTACCTGGAGGGTCTGCATGACCACAAAAACAGGTATCACCTACGGCGAATCCTGCGTCCGTTGGTCGATCGGTATTCGTCCCAGCCTCTGACCTCCGCTGGGCTAGTGATCAACGCCGGCGGTGCTGCGTTCCCCAAGATCGGCGCGGCAGACTTCTACGCCTCGGTTCAGGGCATTCTGGTGAAGGTCGCCGCCGGCACCGCAATGCCTGCGTTGACGGGCATCACAGCTCCCGCTGGCGGCTTCAACGTCGCTTGCTTCTACGTGGATGCGGCGGCTGTCGTGACCGTCGCAGGCGGCACGCCAGCGGCAACGCTCGCGGGCGTCGTGTTTCCGCAACCGCCGGACGGCAAGGCGCTGATCGGGTTCCTGATCATCACCAACGCTGGCGTCTTTACCGGCGGCACGACCGCGCTTGATGCCGGAACCACAGTTTACATCAGCCCGACGGGCCCGTTCGACCCGACGATGCTGGTTTGAGGAGCAACGCACATGGGCTATAACACCGACTTCGACGCCTCCTACACGCTGAACCTCGTCAACGCCGCAGCCGTCGCCGGCACGGGTTCGTCGTTCACGTCCACGGTCACGACTGCCGGAATCATTAACGGTAAGTTCGTCACCACGCTCGCGGCCCAGACCAACGCGGCATCGCCGACCACGGACGCCAATACCGGACTTGCGTTCAACGCGCTCCAGCCGAACCAATGCTGCGCGCTGGTGTTTGGCCAGACCGCAGCCGGCGCGCTGCGGCTTGTGCAGGGGCCGATCATCGCGTGTGCCCTCGGCGTGACCACCACGCCTGGCGCGCTGATCAACGACCCGCAGTTTCCGCCGCTGCCGAACGACTTTTTGCCGCTGGCTTATACCATCGTCAAAACGGCGCCGTCTGCGGTTCCGTGGATACCTGGCACCGGTGCGTGGGCGGCTTCCGGCGTCGTCGCCTCGACGTTCCAGAACATCGGAGCCCTGCCGGCGCGTCCGCAGGTAAGCTGATTACGGTGGCGGCCGACAAGCCGCCCCGCTTCTTCATTCCGGGGGACAGCATGGCGAGACAGGAACTGCACAGCGATCAGTTGCCGAAGACGGAGCAGATGCCGCCGGTGTCTGACCCGAGCACGTATGACGGCGATGTGGTGCTGACGGAGCGAACGCACGAGCAGGACTACCTTGACGAGCTGGCGTTCATGGAGGAGCCATGCACGATTCGCATCGAACCATCGTCGGATCGTAATGCCGCTGGCGCTATGCCGGTCTGGGTAAATGGGAAAATGGCGGAAGTCTATCAGAACGGGCGCTGGGATGAGATCGGATATCTGCCGGTCGGGCGCGTGCTGATAGTGAAGCGTAAGGTGCTCGAAGTCATCATCCGCGCGAAGATCGATACTGTCCAGACCAAGATATTGGAGCAGGACAGCGAGCGGCCGAACAACGTCGTCAACCGCTTTACTTCTCCCGTCCACTCATTCTCGATCCTGGAGGACCGCAATCCGCGAGGGCCGGCTTGGGTATCAGAATTGAGGCGCCGGAATCTCTGAAGGCCAGCGCGTGAACTTTCTCCAACTTGCGCAACGCGCCGCGGTCGAGTGCGGCATTGCGTCGAACCAAGCGATCACCACCGCGTTGCCGACCGTCGTCGGCGCGAGCGGTAGCCTCGGCCGCATCGTCGGCTGGATAAACGACGCTTGGACCGACATTGAGATGGCCTTCGACGACTGGTCCTGGATGCGCAGCTCCGTGCTCCTCGGCCAGGGCGCGTCGTTCCAGACCGTCGCGGGGCAGGCCTCGTATCCGCTCGGCACGACGGCCGGAACGGTGGGCGTGGACCCGGAGCTGTTCGGCAAGTGGGACCGTGAGACGTTCCGCTGCAACACGACGGCGATCGGGTTCCGCGACGAGACGGACCTAGATGACATCTCGTTCGACGAGTGGCGCGATAGCTACATGTTCGGCGCGATGCGCGCGGTGCAGACGCGCCCGGTCGTCTGCGCGGTCGGTCCCGACCAGTCGCTGAACCTGGGGCCGCCGGCCAACGGGCTTTATACCATCACCGCGGACTACTTCGTGGCGCCGAGCAGCCTGGTGCTCGACACCGACATCCCGGTGGGCCTCCCGACGCGCTTCCACATGCTGATCGTGTACTACACGATGGTCAAAGCAGCGGGTTACGAGTCCGCGCCAGAGCTGGCGCAGCGCGGGTCGTCCGAGGCCTCGCGCATGTACGCCCAGCTGATAGCCGTACGTGCGCCGCGCATGTCGTTCGGTGGTGCGCTTGCGTGACGATGTCGAGTTCTATCGGCTTGCCAGGGACTTCTTCGGGCTACGGAGCAAAAGCGTGAGCCAGGAAGTTCCGCCTGAACCACAAGAAGAGAAGCCTGATCGGTTGCCAGAGCTGTTGGCCGACAAGATGAAGGCGTGCCTTGCGCATGTTCGTGCAGTGGTGTGGGGCGAAGCGCATGCCGACTGCGAGGTAACAGACGGCGACTTTCGCCTGTTGGTCCGCATGTCAGTGAAGAGCACCGGCAAGGTTGAGAAGATCGAGAAGAAGCCGTGAGCAACCGTCAACTCCCCAAGGATGCCTGGGCGAAGGTCCAGTATTCCAACACCGCGCTGGGCGGCGGGCAGACCGCGCAGGGCGTGGCGTTCCCCGGCGGGCTCGATCTGGTTACGCCGTCGCTGCGGCTCCAGCCTGGCGCGCTGCACGACTCACTCAACTTCGAGGTGGCGCAGTTCGGCGGCTACACGCGCACCGAGGGTTACGAGCGGCTAGACGGTCGAGCTTCGCCGAGTGCTGCAACCTACACCATCGTGCAGATCGGCCCGGTGTTTACTTCCGTGCCCGACTTCACCACGGACTTCAGCACCGATTTCACGCAGGCGATCTTTACCTTCGTCCCGTCGGTTGGCCAGACAGTGGCCCAGGTCGGCAGCGGCGCCACCGGGACGATCATCGCCGTGGTGACGGCGCCGGTGCCGTATCTGGTGCTGACGCAGGTCACGGGCGCGTTCGACAACACAAACCTGCTGATGGTGCTTGGTGTCGGGGTCGGTAACGCGACGGCGCTGACGGTCGCGCTCGATGCCCAGACCCAGGCCCAATACACCGCGCTGGCGGCCGACGCCTACCGCACGCTGATCGGGCAGGTGCCTGGTGCGGGTCCGGTCCTGGGCGTCGTCTCGATGGCGTTCAACGGCGTGGATCAGGTGTTCGCGTTCCGCGCCAACGTCGGCAACACGGCGGTCCTCGTCTACCGCGCTAGCCCGGCCGGCTGGGTGCTGGTGCCGTATGCCAATCTGGTCTCATTCACGGCGGGCGGGACGGCGGTGCCGCTCGACGGCGATGTGCTGATCCAGGGCGGCGTCACCGCGACGATCCAGCGCGTGATGTGGCAGTCGGGGGCGTGGGCTGGCAGCGCCGTGGGGCAATTCGTCGTCACAGCGCCCGCTGGGGGCAGCTTCGCGGCAGGGGCGGCCACCACTACCAGCGGCGCGACGGTGACGCTGGTGGAGCCTGAGACGCCGATCACGCTGGCGGCCGGAGGGCGCTTCGAGTTCATCAAGTGCAACTTCAGCGGCCAGCTGGTGACGCGGCGGATTTACGGCTGCGATGGCGTCAACCAGTGTTTCGAGTTCGACGGCGTGACGCTGGCGCCGATCTCGACCGGGTTGTCTCCGGATCGGCCGTCGCACATCTGGTTTCATAAGAACTTCCTGTTCATCAGCCAAGAGGCGTCGCTGATCTATTGCGCGGCAGGCAACCCGTTCAAGTGGTCCTCGGTGGACGGCGCGGGCGAGATCGCCACGGGCGACACCATCACCGGCATGATCACGCTGCCAGGCAGCCAGACCACTGCGACGCTCGGGGTCTATCTGCGGTCCAATGCGGCGTTTTTGTATGGAACTGATCCGACCACGTTCAACTTCGTCACGTTCAACAACTCGATCGGCGCGGTGCCGTACTCGCTCCAGAACCTGTTCGACACGTTCTTTCTCGATGACCTCGGCGTAGTCACGTTGAAGACAACACTGAATTGGGGCAACTTCCTGCCATCGACGCTGACCAAAAACATCTTACCGTTCATCGCGCGGGAGCGCGGGAACTTGGTGGCGTCGGCGGTCAACCGGGCAAAGAGCCAATACCGGCTGTTCTTCGGCGACGGCTACGCGCTGTACTGCACGATCCTGAACCAGCAGTATCTCGGCTCCGCGCCGATGCTGTTCCCCGACATCTTCACCTGTATCGACACCACGAAACTGACCACAGACACCGAGGCGACCTATGCCGGCGGTGAGAGCGGATACGTATATCAGCTGGACGTAGGGACCTCGTTCGACGGCGCTCCGATCCCAGCCTACTTCGTGACCGCGTGGGACGCGCTCAAGTCGCCGCGCATCCTGAAGCGGTATCGCGCCGCGTCGGTCGAAGTGCAGGGCGATAGCTTCGCCGAGTTCGATTACGGGTATCAGATAGGCTATGCGTCAGACCAGTTAGCGCAGCTTCCCGCGGTGTCTTTGCCGGTCAACCTTGGGGCAACACCACACTGGGATTCGTTCGTCTGGGATGCTTTTGTCTGGGACGGCACGGGTTTGATGCCGAGCGACGTAGACGAGACCGGCACAGCGGAGAACATCCGCGTCAGCATCTCGTCCGGTACGAATTACATCGCGGCTTACACAATCAATTCGGTCATCCATCACTATTCCATGCGGCGGGGAATGCGCGTGTGATGGAGGTCGCATGCCTTGTAGAAACGCGTCAAATCCGTTATATATTGCCAATGACGGTAAGAACAATCTACTGCCGCGCTTGTGGGCTTAACCTGCCTGTTGAAGCATTTCGCCAGTCTAGAGTTGGTCCAGGGACGAAGCGAGATCAGTGCAAAAAGTGTAACTCTCGTTATTCCAGACAATGGAACATTTCCAATCCAGACCGCGTTGCAAAAACAGCGCTACGGAATGCTGAAAAACAGCTTCTTGCCGTTACGGCGTGGCGCAAGAACAACCAGCAGTATTTTACCAAATATATGCGTGTGTGGCGCGAAAGGAATCGTGCAGCCGTCAATGAGTCGGCTAACCATAGCACGATTAAGAATAGCGCTAAGATTGCGCTTCGTGGAAGTCAGGTTCCGGCATGGGCAGATAGAGAGGCTATTCGCGCGATCTACGCGGAGGCCTGCCGGCTTACGCAAGAGACGGGAATACCACATCACGTTGACCACATCATTCCCCTAAAGGGAAAGAACGTGAGCGGGCTTCATGTCGAGAATAACCTTCAAGTCTTACCTGCGCTAGAGAACATGAAGAAGCGCAATAAGTTTGAGGAGGCGCGTCATTACAAACATCTTCTATAATCCGAGTGGCAACCCGGCGACTGGTTCTTTCGGTCTGTCATCGCTTGTGCGCGGCGAGTTCGCCGCCATCGGCGTTGCTTTCGACTCGATGCCGGCGATCACCACGACGGGCGCGTTCAGTACCGTCTTCAATCAGCAGGGGGATTACACGTTCACACTGCCGGCTGCTAATGGCACGTTGGCGCTGAATTCGGATGTAGCGGCTAACGCGGCGGCCATTGCCGCCGAGACCTCAAGGGCGGCACCGAAAGACTCGCCGACATTCACAACAGGCGCGACGCTTTCCTACACGCTGGCGACGCTCGACAACAGCAGTCAAGCGGTAAGCTCACATTGGGTTGCGAACTTTCTGGCCGCCTCCGGATTTGCGCCGGCCGGGCTCAGTCCGGTGCTTACCGTTGCCACGCGCACGGGAAACGTAACTCTGACGCATGCGGATATTACAGACTGGGCGGCTACGATCGCGCCTTATGCCACGACAGCAGCGACTGCGGCGTCGCTGGCGACCGAGACGGCGGCGCGGATCGCGGCAGATGCCATACCATCTCCCGGCCAACTGTTCGGCCTGACTCTATCAAATGATGCGATTACGCCGACAACGATGCTGGACGTGGCGGCCGGCTCTTGTGCTGACAGCACGAATGCTGTCACGATTACGCTCGGGGCGTTCAAGAAAAGCCCCATCGGTGGCTGGCTTGCCGGGTCCGGTGCGGGCGGTATGGGCACGGGTCTCGCGGCGTCAGCATCGACTTGGTATCATGCGTTTGCGGCCATCATCGGCGGTACGGCCGATATATTCTTTGATACCACATCTCCGCCGACGCACGCGCCAGCCGGCACGACATTCTTTCGGCGTCTAGGCTCTATCAAGCTGGATGCAGCGGTCCATATTCTGCCATTTGCGCAGAATGCGGACCGGTTCGATCTAGTAACTCCCGTGTTGGAATACAACGGAACGCCAGGCGTGACGACCGGCGCAGTTCTTACTTTATCAGGCGTTCCACCGGGCGTCGCAGTCGAGGCAATGTTGTCTGGGGTTGTCCTCGATAGTGCCGGTGGTGCGCTCTACCTCTCGTCATTGGCACAGGCCGACTTAGCGGCTATCAGCACTCTGGCGGTAACTGTCAACACCCAAGCTGGCGGCATGGCTTCAGTTGCCGCGCGAGTTGTTACAAATACCAGTGCGCAAATCCGGCGAAGAAGCAATACGACAGTCCAGACAGTTATAATCATCACGAATGGGTGGATCGACACCCGTGGGCGCTTATCTTGATGACGTACGTCCAGATTGACGGCAGCGGCAAGGTGACGGCGATCTATGGCGGCAATCAGCCCGGCATAAGTGGCTGCACTGATGTTGCCGATAATGATCCGCGCATCGCTGCGTTCCTCACTGGCGGTAAGCCGCAGCGGATTACCGGATCGCAGTTCATCAATCGCTTTACTCCGCTGGAACAGATGGCACTCGCGACGGCCGCAATGGGCAACCCTCAGATGATGCTATTTATGATCTCGATGGCCGCCGCTGGCACGATCGACCTCACTGATCCGGCAGTTGCTGCCGGTGTGAACGGGCTAGTTGGCAACGTGATCGCCAATTCTGCACGCGCTGCGGCAGTCCTGGATCACTGACATGAGCGGCTCCGTCACCCCAGGCGTCAACGCCCCGACCATCCCGCCGCCTATCCCACCGCCCGGCGTGCCGCCCGTGGGCACCCCTACGGCTGGCGCGGCGCCACCGCCCGGCCTGATCAACTCCGTACCGTCCACAGCGGCTCCTACGACCGCGCCGGCGCCGACCTCCGGCAACCCGCTGGGCACGCCGTCCGCGACCTCCACAGACGCCGCGCCGGTCACTGCCGCGGCTCCGCACGAGTTCACCGTCGCGCCGAACGCCACCGTCTCGGGGCAGATCTCCAACATCATCGCCTCCGGCTCGCCGCTCATGCAGCAGGCGGAGGCAAATGCCCGCAACCTGATGAACCAGCGTGGGCTGATCAACAGCTCGCAGGGCATCACCGCGGACCAGTCGGCGCTCTACTCGGCCGCCGCCCCGATCGCTACGGCAGACGCCTCGACCTACGCGACGGCGGCGACGAACACCACGACGGCGCAGAACGCGGCCGAGACGGCGAAGGCGCTGGCTGCCAACACCGCGGGCCTACAGAACTCGCAGCTCGCCACGCAGACCAGCCAGGCGAACTCGGCCACGGCGTCGGGCCAGGCGATCGCCCAATTGCAGGCGGGCACGTCGAAGACGATCGCCGACATCCAGGCCAACACCAGCCTGACCAACCAGGATAAGCAGGATCAGACGACGCTGGCCGTGCAGGCGCAACAGTCCCAATTGCAGACCTTCCTCGGCCAGTTGTCGGCCAACACGCAGTTGACGGTCCAGGATCGCGCGGCGCAGGCCACGGCGGCGCTGGCGGCGGTCAACAACACCAGCGCTCAGCTGATCGCGCACATCAACGCCGACACCAGCCTGAGCGTGGCGGACAAGCAGACGCAATCGGCGCAGATCATTGCGCAGGCGAACAACGCCAACGCCATCGCGGTGCAGAACCTCCAGAATGCGTCGAGCATGGCGAACATCCAGGCGAACGGCGTCATCAACACGCAGATCCAGACGCTGACCAACAACAACAAGACGCTGCTCCAGACCAGCCAAGGTGCGGCGACGCTGTACAACCAAGCGCTGACCAACCTCTCCGCCATTATGACCAACCCGAACCTAAACACGCAACAACAGACGGACGCCCTTAATAACGGCGTGAAACAGTTGCAGGACGGCCTCACCGCGCTGAACAGCATCGCGGCCAATCAGCAAGCCAATTCGCTGCTGACGTTTGGCGCTCCTGGGGCTGCGGCACCGGCTGCTACTGCGCCTCCGCCAGCACCGGCTGCCGGTAGCACTGCGGTAGATCAGGCGATTAACGGGGTCTTCAATCAGGGCGGCGGGGGCACATAATGCCTCCTTTTGTCGTCCTCGCGCTGCCGCGCTCGCGCACCTATTGGCTGTCGCGTTATCTCTCGTACGAACCGTGGATATGCGGGCATGACGAGTTGCAACACGCACACACGCTCGACGACATCGCGACGTGGTTCACCCAGCCGCACATAGGCACAGTCGAAACAGCAGCCGCTCCGTTCTGGAGACTACTACCGAAGGACGCGCGGATCGCGGTAGTGCGCCGGCCGGTCGATGACGTGCTGGCAAGCCTCACGCGGCAGGGTGTTGCCGGCGATGGCGTCACGGCGCTGGTCCGGGCGTGCGATCGAAAGCTGGACCAGATCGAGCGCCGCGTGTCGGGGGTGCTGTCGGTGCGATACGAGGACCTCGCGCAGGAGAGCGCGTGCGCTGCGTTGTTCGAGCACTGCGTCGGGCAGCGTCACGACCATAAGTGGTGGCGCGCATGGCGGCATCGGAACGTCTCCGGCAACCTCGCCGCCCAGGTCCGCTACGCCCACGCCTATCTGCCACGAATGCTGAAACTGGCGCGGACGGCACGGCAACGCATCCTGGCCGACATGACGAGGCCGGTGATCCTGCCGGATTGGATGACGATCCAGGAGGAACATATCGAAGACTGGTTCCGCGACGCAAAGCCGCTCATTCGCGAGCACATGATCGCAACCGGCCAGGACGTGGACGATTACAAGGTCAAGAACGAGCCGCTGTTGCGCAAGCTCGGACAGATGGGCGCGATGCAGGTCATTACGGCCCGATCAAATGGCCGGATGCTGGGATACCTGATGACGATCGTGGGACCGTCGCTCGACGCGGAGGACCGCACCGAGGCTCTGCACCTGCCGTTCTTCGTGTCGAAGGACTGTCCCGGTGGCATCGGCATGAAGCTGCAACGCGCTGCGCTCGATCGACTGCGTGAAAAGGGCGTCGCGGACGTTTTTGCGCGCGCCGGGAACCGCGGGGCTGGCCCGCGTCTCGGCATCATGTACCGGCGGCTTGGTTACGAGGAGTTCAGCACCATGCACCGCCTTGATCTGACCGCGAAGGGCGCAGCCTGATGGGACTTGTCGCCGCAGTCGGCGCGGGCGTGACAGCGGTCGCCGCGAGCGCGGGTATCGCGGTCACGGCCACGGCGTTGACGGTCGGTTTCGAGACCATCGCGGCGGTTGGCGCGGTGTTGGGTGTTGTAGGCAAGGTGGCGAAGATCCCGGCGCTGTCGATGGTGGGCCTGGCGCTTGGCGCGGTCGGCGGTCTGGGCGCGCTGGCGTCCGGCGCTGGGCTGCTAGGCGCGGATGCGCTGGGCCAGGCACCGACGACCGCCGCGGCAGCTGATGCGGCGGCGGCCGGCTCTATCGACTCAGTGACCGCAAGCACCGGCGTAGCGGCTGGGGAGGGGTTTGCACCGGAAGCCGCAGCGGCTGGTGATGTCAGTGCGACCGGGGCGGCAACTGGAGCGGCCGGGGTCGTTGACCAGGGTGCGTTCGATGTACCGGGCGCGGCCTCAAGCGGCGCTGTCGGTTCCGTTGATGCGTCAGGCAACGTCGTCACGGAAGGCGCGGCTGCTCCGACCGCCAGCCAGACATCGCCCTTCCTTGGGGCAACAGAGTCCAAAGCTATGGACGCGGCCGACGTGGCAAAGCTGGCGGCGCCACCGTCTGGTTCAGCGCAAACGTCCGACACCACGGTCGCGCCGGGCACAGCCGCGCCGACGGTCCCGCCACCGGCCGCGCCCGGTACGTCCGCCGCGACGGCAACTCCACCGCCGTCGTCAACCATAGACAGCGGTACTTTTGACACTTCGACAGCCACATCCGGGGGCGGCAGCGCCGGCAGCGGCTTCTTCAGTGGTCTCACGGATTTCGCCAAGAAAAATCCTGTCGCAACGCTTGGTGTCTTGCAGGCAGGCGGCTCGCTGCTGTCGGGCGCGTTCAGCACGCTGACGCCGGCTCAGGTCGCGGCGCTCAACGCGCAGGCTAACTCTAACGACGCCGCAGCCGCTTTGACGAAACAGCAGACCGCTAACCTCGCGGCCCCGAAGTCGGTGGCAAGCTCCGCGCCAGTGACCGGCGCACCGCAGCCGCTGGTACCTCCGACCGCTCCAGCCCCGGTGCAGACAGCGCAGGGCTTTATCAACCAGGCGCCGGTGGTGAAGCCGCAGGTTACGGGAGTAGCGGCGTGATGGCGAGCCAACTTAGCAACCCCCTGCTTGCGCAGATCGAGACCGAGATCGAGCAGAACCTTACGCCGCAGACGCGCGCTGACTACGACAAGATCGTCGTCGCCGGTATGCACCTCGCGACCGCCAACAACGGCTCCATGCTGACGCAGCTGGCGAAGGCGCCGGACCCGATCGCGGGCGCGGCCAAGGGCGCGGTCGGCCTGGTGATGATCATGCGCCGGGAGACGATGGCGCCGGGCAAGGTGCCGATGCCGATGAAGGCCGCGGTTCCCGCCGCCCTCGTTCTCATGCTGCACGCACTGGACTTCGTCGGCCGGTCGAAGATAGCACCAGTTGGGCAACCGGAGTTGGACCGCGCCACTCACATCTTCACCGACTTCATGTTCGCGCGGATGGGGATCACGAAGGCCGGTCTCGCGAGCGCGGCGCAGAAGGTGCACGGACTGACCCGCGATCCTCAGGCCATGCAGGCGATCAACCTCAAGGCGGGACTGACCCGTCACCCGATGGCGCCGACCGCGACGCCGCTGCCTCCCGCAGGCCCGCCCGGTCGCGCCGGCCTGATGAACAGCACGGCGATGGGCGGCGGACCGGGTGGTTAGTTTGCTGAACGGCCTCGGCGGTCTCGGCGAAGGTCTCGGCACATTCGCCGCTGGGGCGCTGAAGGATCGGGTCAACGACGCGGACAACACCGCGCGCGCACCGTTGCTCAATGCCACGCCACCAGAGTCCACACCGGCCGATCCGATCGTCGCCGCCGCTCCTCCGGCCGCTGGCTCAACCGCAGTGGCTGGCGTGCCGCCCGAGTTGTTACCCATTTACGCAGCGGCGGCTAAACGCACGGGCATCCCCGTGGATGTGCTGATCGCGCAGGGGAAACAGGAAAGTGGATTCAATCCAAATGCTGTTGGCAGTGCCGGTGAGATAGGGTTGCATCAGATCAAACCATCGACCGGTCGTGATCCGGGTTTTGGTATGCGAGGCATTGATCCAGCTACGCTGAAAGACCCGACTGTGAACATAAACTTCGCCGCGGATTATTTGCGGGCACGGGCCGGCGAAGCGGCCAATTTGAGTAACCCCGCAGATGTCAACGCGGCACTCGCGGCGTACAATGGCGGCGGGGACAAAAATTATGTCGCCAACGTCAGGCAGCATATTGGGGCGATGTGATGGTCTCGCTGATGAACGGCCTCAGTGCTATGGGCGAGGGCGTTGCACAATTCGCGGGGTCCGCCGGATTGGAGGCACAAAAGGCTCAACTCGCGAATCAAAGCCAAATCCTCGCGGACCAGCTGGCCACTACCCGCGAGACCGGGTTGCAGGCGTCAGGCGGCGCTATCGCGGCGGCTGCGGCGGAGAAGGAGCAGGCATTTCGGGGTGGATTGCAGCAGAGCGCACAGACGTTTCAGGCTGGACAAACGCAGTCTCAGATCGCGGCCACTGCTGCCAACACGCAGGCGACCCTCGCGGCGGAAGCTGAGCGTCAGAGGGTAGGCTTTACCGCGCCGACCGAGCTTGAAAAGACGTTCCGCTTCCTTCATCTAAATCCTGACGGCACGCCAACGACGGATGCCGGCACGCCCACACCAACTCCTTCGCCATCGCCTGCTCCGCCAGCACCGGCAGCACCATCCCCAAGCACGCCGATCGCGTCGACCGGCGCAACAGCTGCGGGCCAGACAGCGGATGCATCAGGCACGACAGCACCAGATACGACTGGCGCAACTACAGCGGGCGCCGCAACGCCGCCTAAACCGAACCCCATGGATAATCCGCTGGTGCGAAAGGCCCTCGGACAGCCCGCGATGGGGTCCGAGGACGCGATCCGCATGGCGATTGCGCAGGACGTGAACAGAGATCCGGCATTCAAATACAAGACCGAGGGGCAGAAGGGGGCCGAGACGGAACTCCGGGTTGCCATTGCCAGCGGCAAGATGACCGATCCGGCGTCGCGCGAGGTAATGGCCCATGCCATCGCCGGCTATCAGGTCGCGCCGCTCGCCAGCTTCGCGCTGACGAAGCCGGGCGGGCCCGAGACCATGGCCCGCGCAATGGAGATCAACCCGGATTATCAGGAGTCACGTTACCCCGAGGTCAACAAGGCCATGAGCGCGTTCGGCTCGGGCAAGCAGGGCGATATCATCCGCGCCAACAATGTCGGCGTGCAGCATCTCGATGTCATCGACCAGGCGGCGGCGGCATTGGGCAACGGGAACATTGGCGCGCTCAACTCGCTCAAGAACGCATTCCAGCAGCAGTTCGGTGCTCCCGCTCCAACTACGTTCGACGGCTTGAAGCAGATTGTCGGGACAGAGATCGAGAAGGCCGTTGCTGGCGGGATTGGCTCATCGGCAGACCGCGATCGGTTGCAGGC